CTATAGGTCGGGCGCCTGGGGCCACTCAATATCCGGCGCCTTACTGGTATCCACCCGATTCAGTAATACCCGATATTTTTTCCATGCTGTCAACTGCTGCTGCTCCTGTTCGGTGGCGATATTGAAATCGACGGCGTCCTGGAGGGGGAGAATATTTACAGAGACATTCCTCAGTAACTCTATCTTCTTCTTTTCAGCCTGCATTGATTTATACTCTGGGATTATTGATACTTCTCTATTCACACATTGCCAGCCTCCATTAATATCACATCCATCAGGTAAAGAATAAAATTCAGTGACACTCATCCCCTCTGGATTTATAGCTGATACATCCTGAGAAATTGCTCTAATCACATTATTTGAATCATAGGCAATCTTTAATGTTTCAGGTAAAAAGAGGCTTTGATATTTATACCAATCCCTCCCATCTTCAGAGAACAAGAGAGTTATATTATTACTTTTTACTAAGTCAATCTGTTCAGGAGTTGTTGGTTCAACCGCCCTAATATTCTTAATCTCAATCATGATTATATACTCGCAATGTTGTACCAGGTATTATTAATCAATTTTTGAAGTGGGCGGCGATCAATAATATCGATATATTCATCTGCATTACCATTCCTCACCCCTGTAATGACATAACTACTTGTATCTGAGTACCCTGGCCCCTTCCATACCTGGACAGATTGTTTGGTACCCAGCCTAACATCCTGAACATATCTTGAATCAAAATTAGAATAATTACCTGGGATAACCTGACCTTGAGCCCTGTAATTACCAGACGTATCCCATGTATGATCAACATTATGTCCAGCAGAGCCACGCATATGTAAATACCAAATAATTCCGTCACCAGAACTTAATGCGCCATTTGAAAAAACCCAACTTGATTTAGAATTTGTTACCTTTTGCTTTATTATTGGGTGATAATCACTATTACCTCCTGTAACTTCATTATAAAAAGCGGCCTTAGTACTATACTGTTGAGCAAATGCCTGGTTACCAGTATAACTACCTGTAATTTCTCTCTTAAAAACGCCTCCATTTGTAGCGCTGACAGCATCCACATCACCGGCAGACGGTTTATTAACGGTCGAATACAACATTGCCCATGCAGACCATGCTGCAGCCGCATTATCTCGTTTATTCCTGACATAAATTGGTGCAGTGGCGCCATCGGTACCGCTCCACCCCAACAGTAGCTCAGCCTCACCCCCCGCCCCAGTTCCTCTCATATGCAGCACATTGCCATACTGTATGGGGTAGCCATTCGTATACGCCTCATACATCTGGAGCCCTGACGAACCCTGCGTTGCTCCACTTAATGCGGTCTTTCTACCTTGAGAAACTAATGAGTTATGGGTATGTGACTCACTGGCAGCCCCCAGGTTTTTACGCGCCGCCCCCTTATCCGTCAAATCGGAAAGGTTATTCCCGCGCTGCGCAGCATTGACGATACGACTATCGTTCCCCGCAGCAACCGTTCCGCTGGTGGTACCGACATCCAGCAGCGCCGCACCTTTAAGCCCCATATTACTGCGGGCTGACTGAACGCTGGCAAGATCGGCCAGATTCGATTCCGTTTTCAGATAGCGGCTATCCAGTTGCGTGGTGGCGTTATTCAGTAGCGCCTTGAGCAGCGATGCCTGCAATTTTTCCAGATCGCCGTCATCCTTAACGTCATCGCCGGATTTCTCCGCCATAAAGCGGGCGACGACCGATGCGATAATCGAAGCCTGACGCCAGACTTTATTCAACTGCTCGCTGCGGGCAATACCAGACTGAAAACCGCCGCTAAGCGCTTCCAGCTCTTCATATTCCTCCTGCGAGAGAACGTTGGCGTTTTCGCCGGTCGCGAACGCCTTAAAATCATTTACTGGCATGGTTAACCCTCAGTAATATCGTAGGTTACGGTTATGCCGCCAGGCTTTATTGCAAGATATCCCTGGCGAATAATCTCTTTGGTCATGGTGGGAATCGCTTTTCCCTGAATATATACCGTCATGGTCATATCCTGGTTATCGCTGAAGCGAATTTGTATATCTCCCTTTGGCCAGATGCTTTGCAGAATCGTCGGCAGCGTTTCTACCGTCCCGTCCCAGTTGTTGGCGCCAATTTTGGCGCGCAGCAGCGTCCGATAGTTTTCATCATCCAGATCGACATAGCCGAAATCGAGGTCGTAGCGGTTCTTCCAGTTACCGTAATCGAAGCCGAGCGTCTCGCGATCAAGCGTAAAGAAGTAATCTTCGATGGGGGCATTGATGGTTCTGACCTGGCCAATCCACTCGCCCAGAATATCCAGTTGCCGCCCCAGCGCTTTGTCCAGGTCGAAGGCGGAAATCAGGCTGTGGGTGACCTGCTGCTGCTCGCTGAATGCCTGACCGATGGCTTCTGCCGTCGCCAGAAACTTCGGCGCCTCGCGCTGCGCCGACGGGATTAGCGTGCTGTAACGGTTATTCATACGCTCACCGTCGTGATTTTGACATTTTCCGCCGCGCTCACCGCCATTTCATTAAAGGCGATAGCGATATTTTTAGCGCTCAGTGAATCCGCAGCAAGCCCCACCTCCAGCCCCAGAATCTCATAGCTGTCGCCGCCTTCGGCGCGGCTCAGGCTGGCCGGTTTAAACAGGCGTGAATAGTAGAGCGTTTCGCCAATAGAAAGCGCATTGATATCATTAACCACGGCATGAGCAATGCCGTCGCCGATTTCGGTGGTGTAGCCGGTGAGCGGCTTAACCTTAATCTCAACAAACACCGGAATGCGGGTGGGCCGGAAAAAACGAATGGTCCGGGCATTGCCCCAGATATCGGTGACGCTTTCTTGAGTGGTACCCCAGGTGGGAACGCCGGGCGCTTTCTTCAGCGCAATGGCATTGGCGATTTCTGCCGAATCGCCGCCGTCAATCACCACCGCGATACTGTGGGGCGGAATCCCGTTATCGTCCGCTTCGTCCGTGTCGTTATCCAGCGCCTTGATGCGGCTCACCCCTGTCAGGCTGGCCAGCGCTCCCTGTAACCCCTCCATTACGCTACGGGACGGCAGCGCCACCGACAGCGTCTGGCGCTGTCGAAGCTCGCTATCGCTTTCCACCGGACGCCCTTCGGTCGCCGCCAGCGGATTGGTAACGCTATGCCAGCCCTGGGTCGGGGTGGCGATTTGGTTGATATCGCCAGGCAGCGCCGCAATAGCTCCTGCCGTCTGGCTGGTGGCGGTCACCGTTGCTTCGCCGTGCAGATCCAGGGTGACGCTTTCCGGCAGCAGCCAGAGGTTACCGGCGCTGTCACGTACCTGTCCGGCGTGAATAACGGTCCCCACCCGCCCGGTCAGCATCAGGTCCACCGTGGAGAAACTGGCTTCTTTGCGGGAGATACCGTTGATCTTCACATTGCGCGACAGCCCTTCCCCCATGCCGGTAGCCGGACTAAACGAATTCCAGACCGCGACCGTGGCGTTATTGCAGCCGTGCATCGCGTAGGCGATAAGTGACAGCAGTACGCCATCTTTGCTGTCCGGCTCGATATAGATATCGCTGCCGTAAATATCCCGAAACAGCGACTGCCACTGCGACAGGATGCTCTGAAAATCAGGCGCGCTGATCCCGCTTTGTCCTATCACCGGCAGCATTTTTTCTATCACATTTTCATACATCTACCGTTACCTCTCCGTAAACGGTCGCCAGTTTTGCCAAAAAGCGCAGGCGGCGCGTTTCGCTCTCATTTCTGGTGGTAAATTCGATAATCGATTTCACCCCCGGCGTCGCGCTGATTCGGTCACGTACCGCCAGCGCATAGAGTTCCGGCGGCTGTTTACCCAGCACCGACGTTCCCCAGGGGGTACCTTCATCGCTATCGAGAAACCACTCTCCCCGCCACAGCATCAGGCGGCTGCGAACCGCCTGCGCCACCGCCTGGGGAGAGTCCACCAGGTCGCTGTTATCGCCACAGCCGAAGGCATAATCCCCATCGATTTCTTTGCGATATCTCATTGTGGTTTTCCTGTATTGCCCGGGCCGCTCTGTACGCCCGGATGGGTATGGTTCGCCAGACTGATTCCCGCAGCGGTCGCATCGCCTTCCACGCTCAGAGCGCCGCTAATCGTGACATCGCCCTTTAACACTATCGTCGGCGCGGTCACCGTCAGTCCCTGTTCCGCGCTGGCGGTGAGTTTGCCTGGGGTGATCACCCGAATATCATGCCCCGCCGCCACCTCGACAAAAGCCGCGCCGTCGTCGGTGCGCAACTGGGCGCTATCGGTGCTGATATCGACGATTTTGCGCGCCTGGGACTGCGGCCCCGGGATAACGAACGCGTCAGAGAGCGAGTGCTGGCGAGCCGAGGCGGTCTCCTGGGTGTTTCCGCTCTGCCACCAGAAATCGATAGCGCGATCGGCGAAAACGGCCAGGCATTCATCGCCCTGACGCAGAGGAAACGTCAGCGTACAGCCGCCGCCACGCGGGAAGACGACCGGGACATCCACCAGCAGCGGGTAGTCCAGCGAAGTCACGCTACCGTTGCTGGCCATGGCGCGACTCTTTACCAGCGGCTTGATCACACAGGTCACGCTTTGCGGATCGAAGGACTGGATAACGGCAGGCAAAGCGACATGCAGCTCATTGCCGATGGCCGACGCCAGCGATGAGAGCATCTCCAGCGAATCACCGCTGAGGCTCTCTGTGGTCAGTGCCATAAAGACTCCGGATATAAAAAAACCCGCGGCTGCGGGTTGAGTGACTGAATAACAGGCCGCGTTATTTCGCCGCCTGATTCGCCCTGGGTTTAAGCTCGCTGTCGTCGCCACGGGCCTGACAGGTCAGGTCCATATACCAGGCATCGCCGCGCGTGCTCCCGTGATAGACAATATTGCGCACCACATAGACGCCATCGCCGGCCAGACTGGCCGGCGGCTGGTCGATTCCCCACAGCGAAAGATTGCCGTTCTCCTGCTTTTGGGTGATCCAGCTTTGCTGATAGCTTTTATCTTTGTCGGTAGACAACAGCGCGACTTCACTTAAGGGCTGTTCAGCAATCGCGCTTCTGTCAATGTGCACCAGCCCGTTGATACGGATCGCCGGATTAATCAGGCAGGTGGCGGTGATGCCCGCCCCGGTCGTGCGCTGCGGCGAATTGATTAACCCGCTCTGCGCATTCAGGACCACCGCCTGATTGACGATCATATCGTCGTTATACATTTCAAGACGACCATCCAGGAACTGCCAGCGGGAATGACAATTCTTTGCCATTTCATCAAGATAAGCGCTGATATTGCCGTTAAAGGTTTTGCCGCGGGGATACCTACGGGTCGGGAAAACCGGCGTCTGGCCCCGCAGAATGCCGTAATCTTTCTCCAGCTTCTTTTGCAGCAGGTTATAGACATCCTCTTCGGTATAGCCCTTCGCCAGAGTGGCCGAAATCGTGGCATAGCTGTAGGCCTCGAAACCGTCCAGCGCCTGGATTTTTACCCAGCTGTCCACGCCGCTTCGCCCTTCGATGGCGATACGAATATCGCCGCTAAACAGCGTTCCGTACTGGGTCGAAGCCTCTTCCCCTTCCCCGGCAGGCACTTCTATCGCCGTGCCGGGCGACGCCTCATCCACGGACGGCGCCAGCCCAAAATAGCCTGCACAGAGCCGTAGTTTCGCGAACTCCCGCCCCATCAGCCGGTTCACCGTATCCTGACGCAGGTTATAAACGGTGATGGTGGCCATTCGCGGCGTTTTACTCTGCGTCCAGCTAATATTGAAATCCACGCTAAAGTCCGAAAGCGCGATCCCTTCGCCGCTCTCTTTCAATAGCAGAAGCTCAAAGCGACGACGCCAGAATTGACTCATTATCTCCTCCTGTATCGTCAGGGGCTGACGTACCAAAGATGGCTTCCCGTGCCCAGATTGGTACTGGTCGGGTAAAGCTGCTGAGAATCATCAGAGACCACCCACAACTCACCGTTCAGCCCAATATGCCGGTAGGGCGCCAGCAGATTCACTCCGCTCACCAGGGGAATGCCGTTAAGTAGCGGCGTTCCGTCTTCAGCGGCGATATCCATAATCCATCCGCTATCGCGCCACAGCAGGGTAAAAGCCAGCTGGCGACTGCCCAGCTGAATGAAGAAGCGTTGATTGTCCGCCGTCAGCGGAATTTCGTTGACCGTCATTTCGCCCCCCCTGTCGGTACCGATGCCCTGACATCGCCCTTAACCGGAACCACGCCTTTGACTCCGGCATTTTGTACGCCAGAGGTCGCCACGCCTTCGGTCATGCGCTTTTTAGGCGCTACCGCTATCTGCTGGCTGTCCACCAGAATGACCTGTTGCAGCGTTAGTGAGCACTTCAGCGTATTTTCAGCGCTGCCATCCGTGGTGGCCTGCAGCGACTGAATCAGCATGTTTTCGTAGGTGCGCTTGCCGGTGATGATGGTGATGGGAACCGCGCTTTTCTGAAGCGCGACCAGTCTGTCGAGCGTCTCTGCCGGGCTAAGCCCCACCCGGACCTGCCAGTCGCTGGCGAAATCCAGTAGCGAACCGCCGCCGCCAAAGCCGCAATCCATCTTCACTTTTACCGGGCTGGCGAAAGCGTGATCGCTAATGCTGGCGCCCCGCTCTATCGGATGCGAGGCGATGGTCATATCATGCGTTAGCACTTCCTGCATGACCACCGTAGGCACCAGGGTGCCGATACGTCGCTCACGAGAGGTAAATATCGCGGAAAGAATGTTCATCCAATCCCCCTGGGATTCAGCATCTGAATTGAGTATGAGGCGTTGCCGAAGATGGCGTCGGCAACATCATTCGCCACGGCTTTCGGCTCCTGGGCGCCGGAGATATAGATCTGATTAGTCTGCTGGATATTGTTGGTCACCGTTTGTTGCGGCGGACACACCAGAGATGCGCTATTCAGCCCGTTCTCCCCCAGATTACCCAGCGTCGACGCCAACCAGCCCGAATTGAGAGCATTGCCGACATTACGGCGCCCTCTTACGGAAGGCAGTCCGAAGTCCAGGTTTTGCGGCATCAGACGGTCTGTCTCATCTGAAGTTTTCTTATCCGAAGGGAAGAACGCTTTATACGCATCCACCGCCATAGAGCCCAACGAGAGGGCATTCATGGCGAAGCCAATCGGTCCGGGAATGAACCGCAGTGCAGTCATTAATCCCCGCCCGGTTAATAATTTACGGCCAAGAACCGGCGCCAGCCGTTTGACGCCCTGAATAATCGGCCCTCCTCTGCCTTTGATCAGGTTACCGACGCTCTTTGCTCCCTTTACTCCCCAGTTAAGCAGGCGAGAAAAAATACTATTTTTAGCGGGTGTTTTTAACGCCGGTGTTCGCTTCAGGCCAGAAGAGCGGATACGACGTCCAGCGCCTTTACCCCGCTTTTTATTTTTCCTGTTTTTCCTGCCGCCATGGCCCCTTCCACTCCCCCCCTGCTTCCCATTTCCTTTTTTAAAATCAGGAAGGAGATTCGAGATAGCCTTACCTAAATTACGAGAGGTTGAGTAGACTTTAAATATGGTCCCAATCATACCGGCCAGCCATTTACCCGCGACATAGCTCAGAATGAGAGTAAACAGATGATTCCAGCCGCCAAGTACATTCTTGACGCCAACAATACCGTCAATCAGCGCCGGTAACCGGTCGATGGCAAAATTAACCCAGCCAACGATTCTCTCTATTGCGCTGTTACTGGCCGCTTCAATCTCGGGAAGATTTGTCAGAACAACATTAGTCAGCCGTTCAACAGGCTCTGTTAATTCGCCGGCCAGGCGTGCGCCATATTTATTCCCCAGAACGGAGCCCAGGGTTTCCAGCCGGGTATAGGCTTCCAGAAATGGCCGGGTTTGCTGTTCCGCAAGCTGAGGATCGTATCCGGCCTGGAAGATCATGCTCTGATATTCCTGCTGATATCCTGCCTGTCCCTGACGTATTGAAAGATGGGTACCAGCACTTAACCCCACTTTATCAGCCAGTTCTTTGGCCTGCTCAGCCGGTAGTTTTTCCAACTGCTGACTTAATTCAGAAAATATCTGACTAATATCCAGCGTCTTTCCTGAATCATCCTGAGTGTGGACGCCACGCTTAGCAAGCCAGTCGCGGTTTTTTTGGTCAGCCACGAACGTCCGCAGCGCGTCAACAGACTTGAGAGCATCATCAATATTGCCACCAGTCTGTTTTGTGCCGTACAGCAACGCCAGGTATTGTTTAAGCGTCAGGTCTGCCATTTGACTGGCCCGCCAGGAAGACTGCAACTCCTTAGCCATCTTCTGACTGAATGAAAAAATGTCGCCGCTGAATTTCCCTAATGATTCTGACAACTTAGTCAAATCCGGCGTCATTTCATTCAGAAGCTCAGCGGCCTTATCCAGCCTTTCACTATATTTCTCCGATTGATTACTCTTAGCCATTTTGCTCCCTCCAGCGCTCAATCCGGGCCTGGTTATCCCCTTTCATCGCCAGGTAATCGTTCATTAGTGCGATGTCACAGAGATCCACCGCGCCACTTTTCAGATCGGCCCAGTTGAGATGAAAGACTTCTGCCGGGCGCAGAATGTAATCCTCCCCGCCCGGCAGTGTATCGAGAGTCAGGCCGCTGGCTGCTCTGACATCGCCGCGCCGGGGAGTTCTTGCAAAAAATTTCCCAGCGAATCGGCCACCACCCGGGCCACCAGTTGCAGCATGGTCATCAGACAGATGTCATCAAACGCCAACGAACCGTGGGTGAATACCGGTACCCAGGCCTGCATATGTTCGCGGGAAACCACCCCCAGACAGGGGTGGATAATGGCATCGCAGTCCTCTTCGCTCATCCCGCTTATCGCCTCGGCGATCTTTGGCAGCAGGTGCTCCATGACGTTTGCGGGATCTTCCTGCGCTTCCCGAAAGTCGGTGGCCAGTTCAGCCAGCAGCGGCAGTAGCTTGCGCGCCACTTTCAGCTGTTCGAATACGCTCAGCTTCGCAATCCGATAACTGGCGCCCTTCATTACCAGTTCCATTACTTAAATACCCCCAGCACCTGGTCAATCTTGCCGCAGTCAAACACCCATGACACCGAGCCGCCCTCTTTACCGTTGACATAATCCGGCAGCTTCTGAAACGCTACCGAACGGGCGGTAATCACATCGCCGGAAACGGTATTGCGGATGACAATCACGTTAGTGCCCCAGGTGGCGGAAGATTGCGTCTGGGCGTTATAGGCCAGCGACAGCTTTTTGTTCGCCGGAGAAGCCTTTAGCAGGCTGACGGTGATGGTGCCGTTTTTCGCCAGGTTCAGGTTATGCATCACTTCGCCATCAAGGCCGACGGTCATGGTATTGCGTTCGCTCTTCATCGCGACGGTGATACCTTCTTCACCGCTGGCAGCACCTGCGCCCAGATCGATAACCCCGGTCGGGCCGGAAAAAGAGGCGGTGATATCCAGAAAAGAGTATGTGCTCATTGTGATTGCTCCTTATCGTACAACGTTGATTTCGACACTGGCGTAGTGCACGGCACCCGCCAGCTTACATGCCACCTGGATAACCGGCGCCCGGCGCGCCTCGCGATCCGCCTGCGCCTGAGTCGCCACGGCGGGCGCATAGACGTAATAGCCCTTGGTCAGGGTGTCGCCCGCGGTCAGTTCGCCAATATCGCCGCCGTTCCAGACGCCCGGGGCCACCAGACCATTGGTCACCGCCTGGTCCATCGATTGTTCCACATTCGCCACCAGCCGCGTTACGCCGGCGTCGGTCTGGGGAATTTTGCTGGTGCTGGTATACAGCAGGTTAAACAGGTTGTTCTGAACGTAGTTCTGCAGCCAGTCCAGACCGTGGCGCTCATCGAAGAAGTCGCCATTACACATCACCCCTTCCTGAATGATGGCGGTGTCGTTGTTGTAGTTAACGAAGACGTTGCAGTTTTTCGCTCGCAGCGCATCCGCCTGGCCTCGCGTCAGCGTCTCTGCGCTGATACCCGGCTCACGCTTGAACTTCAAGGTAATGGTGGTGTTATTGCCGTTGAAGTTAACGCTGAAGGCCCGGCCAAACAATGAAGCGACGGCAAACGGCGAGGAGCTGGAATACTGGGTAAAGGTTCGGGCGTAATTCGCCGCTTTCAGCTGGGACGCCAGGCAGTCATCAACATCGGCCTCCAGCACCCGGGTGGACTGCAGCGTATGGCCAAAGCAGCGCGAAGTTGCATCGGCCTCAATAAACGCCGCCGCCGCCATAACCTCGTCATCGCTGAGCGCGTTATCGGCGATCGTGACGCCATACCAGTCGCCGGAAGCATCGGACAACGCGCTCAAACAGTCAGAGATGCTCTCTTTTCCTTTACTCTCGACAGGCTGGGCGCCCGCCGCCTGAGTCAGCCCCAGCAGCACGGACAGATCGCTGCCCTCCTGCGCGGCTGTGGCATATCCCACGGAGGAACTGGCCCCGGAAGTAATGGACTGCACAATAAAACGCCCGTTAGTGGCGTCCCAGAAAACGGTAGCGCCGCTCAGTCCATCCTGGATACGGCCCGCCACGCCGTTAAGATTGGTTTCCGCACTCAGATCGACGCCGGTCACGCTTTTTTCTTCGCCATCAATAACAATCTTCATGGCGCCGTCGGTAATAGCGGTAAAGCGGTCGAGTTTTTGCTCTTCTTCATTCAGCGTCGCACCACGCAGCAGCGCGGCCGATTCCGTTTTCAACCAGCGGCCGATGTACAGCGTGACCGGACGCGGAGACTGCTGGTAATAGAGACTCGCCGCCTGATATTCCGGCGAGTTGGTACCGAAATCAGCGCTCACTCCGGTGATATCCGAATAGGCGCGCAGCCGTTCGCGGCCATCGATAACCTCACTTCCCCCCACAATCAGCAGCGAGCCGAAATTACGCGCCTGTGCCGCACGCGCCGCCATGTTTACGGTGACATTCACCACATCAGAAACAGGTAACCCCTGTGACATACTCTATTCTCCTGTAAAAAAAATGACGGGAGCCTGGGTCAGCGCCATAACGCCGTACTCACGAGCGACCGTCCGGTAAAGGCGCAGCGTCACGTCGTAACGCTTTACCCATTGGTTATTTATCTGCTGCGAACTGCCTGTCAGGGCGCCGTGGCCGCCAAAGGCGAAGCCCCGCGCCCGTAGTTCGTCCTGGTTCTGGCTGACCAGCAGGCCATCCAGGAAGCGAGCGGCGATGCCCTGCCCGTTCGGGCCGAAAAAAGAGAGCGTGCAGGTCACGGTTTCATCCCGTCGCTGGGTCACCTGCTCTTCCCCCTGCCGGGAGAAGGCGGCGCTGGTGGCGCGGGCGATTTCGCTCACCGCGTACTCGCACCAGTTATCCCCCTGGGGTGCCGCCTCCTCCTCTTCTCGCCTGACCATGACCTCATCCGGTGCCAGCGCTGAAACTCCCGCGATCCAGTCGGCCAGCAGCGCCTCCAGCGCGCCATCGTATTCCGGTCCCTGCGACCAGGGCGTCAGCCACCCCGGCGTATTACTGCTGTTACTCACATCTCCTCCCCGACGCCGCGCGCCGATGCGTGCCCCATAAAAAAACCCCGACGAATCGGGGTCTTTGTGGCGTTGATAAGCGATTATGGCTGGCTGTCGATCATGGCCTGCCAGGCATGCTGGCAGGCCAGTCCGGCGGCGCGTCGTCGGTCAGCCTCTTCCGCCAGTTGTCGATTGCGTTCGACAGATTCCGCGAGCAGCCCGGAGAGCAGAACCACGGAATCGTCGGCTGTCGTGCCGCCTCTGGAAGTCCCGGCAGTCGCGCGCGACTGGCGTAATCGTACGAGTTCGCGCCGCAGCCGCTCAGCACCAGTGCGAGCAGCAGCAGCATCATCCCATAGTGCGGAAAGTTGCTGTTGCGCATGCTGTGTCACCTGTTCTATTTCACTACGCCGCCGCGCCTCCAGCGCGCTAATCTGTGCCTGACGGCGGGCGGCTTCCCGGGCATCCGCGGCGTCGCGCTGGCTCCAGCGCGCCTGCCAGCGGTTATCCGCCCGACTTTTCCCTGCCAGATAGCCCGATCCACTCAACATAGCCAGCAGCAGGCCATATCCCGCCAGTCGCCAGGCAATGAAGCTATTCGCCATCATCCGCCGGATCCCCGGCGACCATCGGTGCGACGATTAAACAACGCCAGCACCTTGTCGCGCACCTTTTCAGCGCCGACAAAACCGATGGTGGCGCCAACGAACGTAACCGAGTTACCAGGCAGGCCAAACAGCTCCAGCGATCCGGAGATGGCCAGCGTCAAAATCCCGCACGACAGCGCGCCAGTGACGGTTTTCACTACCGATTTGCCGTCATAAATGCTCATCAGCGCGGAAATGCTGCCCGCAATCAAAGCGGCATACAGCGACGGAAGAAAATCGTCTATCCACTTCATAGTGTGCTCAAAGAGTTCATCAATATTTTGCATATCGCCCCCTGACTACGTATTGCCTCTGACAATACGCACAGAGCAAAACTACCTGCTACAGCCCGTCGGCCTGCGGCTGTTGACCGGCTATAATATTAGCGATTTTCGCGTAATCCTTAGGAACGCCGCCATGGCGGCGACCGGGCAGAAAATTAAAACTGCATCGCTGCTCGTTGCTGATGAGCCTCATTGCCAGATTACGAGTCCGCAGGCGGGGATTGGCATTAATTCTCTCTATCCGTTCCCTTTCCGCTTCTCCGGTGTCAGGGTGAATTTTCTCCTCATACTCACCGATAATCAGGCTCAGCAGATTAATATTCTCATCAAGAAGCAATTCCCCTTCAGGAATGAGAATACCATCCCCCCACCATATCGAGGGGCTGGCAGCGACATAATTCTGGAACGCTTCACCGTGGTTAAATAAGGTGTACAGAACGAAATGCCCACCATATGAATGCCCGGCTAATGTTTGTTTATTTGAATCCACTGCATAAGTCGATTCAATCCAGGGTTTAACCTGCTTGACGATAAATTTATAGAAATCTTCAGCGCCGCCGCCGCCTTCATATTCATCACCTTCCGCCGGAATCGTATAATCACGGGTCCGTGCCGTCTGAACATCCACATCTTCTGGATAACCTATCCCGATATATAATATTGCGGCACCGTCTGATTCATTGTTATTCTGAATCATCTCATCGAACTGCATACTGGGATCGAGAAAATAGAGTGGGTGAAAGCGTTCTGGTTTAGTCGCCTGCTCTTTAAAGGCGATATAAAGTCGATAGCGATGCCCATTAAATTCAAAGTCTTTTGTATCAAATACCATACCGTTGCTCCCCCTTTTATGACACAGTTAAAAACAGCGCCCGTTCAGCCCGGCGCCGCCGTTCCAGGCCTGGCATCACCTGACCATTGGCGTGCACCCAGCACAGAAACTGATCTGCAGCGCCCTGATAGTCACCGCCGTTAAGTTTCTGAAGCAGCGTCGAGGTGGAAAAAGCCCTGGTGCCAATATTCCAGGCCAGGCTCACCAGTGCGTCGAACTGATTTTGGGACGTCCGTACCCTAATCAGCCGGTTCAGAATCTGCTCATAGCTAACGATGCCGCAACGCAGTAGCTGTTCTGCCTTCTGCTTACTGATAACCATCTCCGGGTGCACCGCCACACCATCCACGGGTCGGGTCCATCCGTAGCCAATCGTCCATGGCGAACCACCGGTAGCGGGGTCCGGATACGCTTTCAGGCTGCATCCTTCAAAACGCTTAATCAGCGCCAGCCCGTTATCACTGATATTCATAAATGACTCCTTATATCTTTGGCCTGCGACCAAAAACAGATGGCGTCATTGATTTCGCAAATAAAAAAGGCCACCCGAAGGCAGCCTTTGTATTTATGTCATAATAAAAAGCGCAGCGTTGTTACCAATAAATTTGCGATTTTTATCAGACTAGCATCTGTTTTGCGGACCGTGCAAGCCCTTATTTCATTATTTATCACAGAATAAAAATCCGCCTTAATTAAGGTATCCGGCGTATCTCTTTTGTAATTTTTATCAGACTAGCACCAGTTTTGCGGGCCGCGCAAGCCCTTAAGTTAATTTATTTTTATCTACTAAAAAAGCGCCACCATCGACGCCATCAATAATATTTTTTGATTTTTATCAGACTAGCATCCAAATTGCGGGCCGCGCAAGAGGTTATTTCATATTTTTATAAATAAAAAAGACGCCCGATGCGGCGCCTTTTTTATTTGATGACAGTGAACAACCTGAAAATTCTATATCAGGGGAAAGGTTTTATTATTAAAATTATGTTATGCCAGCATTCGAATCCGTCGATTATTAACGTCGGGGATCGCCCGATTAATTTCCACTTCAGGATCCATTTCCAGCCGAATATTGAGCATGCTCAGGCATCCATCAATGAAACCTTCCGCTACCTGCATTTGTACCCTCACGGTTTTTTCATCCTGTTTAAGCATTCGCGCCAGCGTCCGCTTGGAAACGCCGTATACATAGTGCGCTATCAGGAGATCGTACTCCCCGCTCTGGCGGGTCTGACGCAATCTGGAAATACAGGCATCAATGGCCAGTCCATCATCATCGCTACAGTTGGGACGGTCAGAGCGTCTGGTTGCCACCAGGCCCTTGAAGCCCGCCGCCACCGGCGACCAGTCCAGACCGCTGTTATCTCTGGCCGCCCAGCCTCCCCAACGTTCGAGTACCTGCTGAATATTACGCATTATGTCCTCCCCATTCCAGAAAACCCTGCCCTATTTTCCGATGCAGCCCCGTACTTCCCGATGATCGTTCGCCGCATCCGAGTTCGTCAAAAATCCGTTTTCGTATAACAATACACCAGATTCTATACAAAAACGCATTGAATGTCTACGTCAGTTTACTTGAATATCGCAATATTCTATGCAATTATGCATTAAACGTAATCAGGAGGCGGGGACAGGAGATGGGACAGACCGCGGACATTCTGCAAAAAAACATTAAGTATCTAATGGATAAGTCTGGAGTGGCCAGCGTCAGTGAACTGGCCCGTCAGCTCAGAATGCAGCAATCCACGCTGCACCGGATGCTGACTGGCGAAGTCCGGGACCCGAAATACACCACTCTAAGCAATATCGCTGCTTTCTTTCAGGTTTCGCCCATCGATCTTATTGAACGCGATCTGCAACAGGAAGGACCGCACGGTGACTCACTGACGCAGAAGGCCTGGCAGTTCCACTCCCGCGGCGTCCCGGTGCTGGGGAATACCCAACTGGGGCACGGCGGCTACTGGAGCGATATGGAGTATCCGGTAGGCAGCGGCGACGGCTATCTGCGCTGGCCCTCCAGCGACGACGACGTCTATGCCCTAAAGTGCGTTGGAGATTCAATGATGCCGCGCATTAAAGAGGGTGAATTCGTGATTATCGAACCCAACCATAGCTATCATCCGGGTGATGAGGTGCTGGTGGTGACCCATGGCGGCGAAGTGATGGTGAAAACCTTCCTGTTCGAGCGCGACGGCTATTATCATCTGCTGCCGGTCAATGAGGATCATGCGCCAATCCGTCTGGCCAGCAACGATGTGGCGAAGATCCAGTACGTCGCCGGTATTGCCAAATCCACGCTGTGGATGCCGTAGCAATGCATTAACGCATAACCCTGTCACTGGCATTCACCACCTGGCAGCGTATAATAGCCGCCCGTTTCAGCCGTAGAGAGTTTGCCCCATGGCGCTACTTATCACGAAAAAATGCATCAACTGCGATATGTGCGAGCCGGAGTGCCCGAACGAAGCTATCTCCATGGGGGAGAGTATTTACGAGATTAACAGCGATCGCTGTACCGAGTGCATCGGCCATTACGAGACGCCGACCTGCCAGAAAGTGTGTCCCATCCCCAGTACCATTGTGAAGGACCCGGAACATACCGAGAGCGAGGAGCAGCTGTGGGATAAATTCGTGCTGCTCCATCATGCCGATAAGCTGTAA